TCATTCCATTTCTAAATCATCAATTTTGACTTCAAGCTCCAAACTGGTAACAAAGCCGTTATCCGGGCTGATGGTATGTGTCAATGTCGTTATGGTCCATTCCGCTTCATCTATTGGCTGCTTAAAGCCACTGACCTTCACCGGCATTTCCGTATAGAGATCGGCCCTACCTTCTGCGAGCTGCAGGGAAAAAGAAGCTACCCCGCGCTGCAGCCGTTCCCACTGCATTTTTGCAGCCCGTTCAGCGTTAGCCCTGTTTGCATAGGTCCGGTTAAGTACCAGCACGTTTTCATCCGTACCGACCAGGTAATCCCCCTGTTTAGCCTCCGGCTCCTTTGGTTTCGTGGTCTTCCTGCGGCGGCGCTTAACTTTCATCGTTTCCTTTTTCTTTGGCTCCCGGGTATTCAGCCAGCTGGCAATAACGCCGGTATAAGCGCCACGATCTGCCAGGATGAAACGGTGGCCGTCACCATCCTTTCGCGTGATGGTCACAACCGGCAGCGGCTTTCCGCTTGCTGTTCTCCCCTGCCCCTGCCGGATAAACAGCAGATTGCCGCTTTTGACTGATGCTATAGCCCCGTACTGGCGTGCCAGTTTCATCAGAAAACTTGCGTCGCTTTCGTTCGTCTGGTCCAGGTGATCCAGCGGCCGGTCTGACAGGTCCTGACCGATAGCCATTTGCAGATTATGGCGGGTGGCGATTTCCCTGATAACGCTCCCCACAGTTGTCTGATGCCATGACTTTTCACGGCGGATATTCAGGGTTGTGCGGAAATCAGCACTGCGGGCGCGAATCGTGAGGCGATCAGGCGCGCCGCTGTGCTCAATTTCATCGACGGTAAACGCTCCTTTAGGGAAAAGCGGCTGGCCTTCCCACCCCAGCGCAAACTGAATGACCGCACCACGACGCGGCAGGACAATCTGCCCGTCCGCGTCGTCCAATTCCAGATCAAGCTGGTCCGCTTCAAAGCCCCGATTGTCTGTGAGCGTCACGCCCATCAGGCGGTTATCCAGTGCGGTTGTAACATCCTTTCCTTCGATAACAATACTGAAGGCCGGGCTTTTTCCGTACAGACTAAGGAGTTCAGAACTGAAATTCACTGCAGCAACCCTCCAACCGTATTAGTAATATTCCCTATCGCAGACGATGCGGAGTCTTTAAGGTTACTGAGCTGGTCACTCAGGCTGCCGAACATATCTGACAGCGATTCATCCACCCGTTTGAGCGTCAGCGTAAACTCAATCCGCCGCGGCATCCCGCTTTCGAAAAACTCTGTTTTTGTCTGGCTCAGCCCCTCGATCACAAACATGCCGTATATGGTCCCGCTGCCCTCAATCAGGGGCCATGCCTTGCCCTGTTCCGCCATCTGCTCCAGCGCCAGCAGTGACAGCCTGCCCCCGGTGATTTCCGGCAGCAGGACGCCGGACAGCGTCAGCGTGTCGTTGTCCGGGCCAAGAAACTGCGTTGACGGGCGGCAATTGATGCGACCGTTAACCGCGTGCCGCCAGCTGCGCTGATACTGCAGCTCCTGATACGGCACCGTGCGCAGCATGAAAACGTATAGCCCCAGCACCATCATCATGATTCATATCCCCCCTGGTCACTGTAATTACTGCGCGCCTTCGCGCGGGTGCGGCGTTCCCGCTCGTCGAGCTGGCGGGCAACTTCACGCGCAATATCCTGCGGGTTCTGCCCTTGCTGCGCATGAATTGTGATCGGCGCGTGCGTTTCAAAGTGCATTACTGTCGGTGCGCGCTCCGCCTTCGCGGGCTGGCTCTGTTTGTATGCCATTGCGGGGAGGCTGAACGGATGCAGGGGGGCGGCTTCTGCAGGTGCCGCCGCCATGCCCAGGGTTCCGGCCACAACCGATGCCAGCGCCGCCGTGCGCCGCCTGCTTGTCACGTTTGCCGGGCCGTTCACAATTTCGGGGCCATTCTCTCCGACTATGCCAAACTGGCCGCGCGGGATAGCGCCCCCGTTGTCATACATACCCGCAAAGCCCATCATGGGAAATCCGCCAGGCGGCAGCACCACTTTCCCGTCACTGTTTACCGTGGCGGGCTGTTGCTTCACCACCTGGTCCGGCAGCTTCGCTTTCGCTGCCTCCTGGCTGACAATGCCCAGTTTTTCAAGCAGCCACGACACGCCAGATTTAAGCGACTCCAGCGGCTGCATCACCATGTTCAGGCCTTCAGCCAGGGCCTCACCAAACCTTTTTCCCATGGCGGCCGCGTTGTTCAGCTCCTCAGCCGTGGATTTAACCGGCGTCAGCAGATTCCGGAACCATCCCCAGAGCGCCTGCACCTTATCCTCTATCCACTGGAATAAAGGCCGGACAGGCTCAAAGGCTGCGCTGATGGGGGCGGCCGCAGCCCTGAACCCTTCCACCACACCGCCCAGAAATGCGCCGATTGGCTGCCAGTATTTCCAGATGACCATTGCCGCCCCCGCAAGCGCAGCAACCGCCAGGCCTACGGGACTAAGTAGCGCACCCAACAGTCCTGAAATACCGAACAGTGCGCCGCGAAGTAAGGCGAGCGGACCGGATACCAGAAAGCGCAGGACGCCCCCGGCAGCGGTCAGCCCTCCACGAAGCGCCGCCAGGGGATTCATCACCGCTGCTATCACGCTGCGCGTTCCAGCCATTCCGGCGCGCAATACTGCCAGCGGCGCACCCGCCACCGCTTTCAGTGCATTGCCCACGAGTCCGGCTGAACGCTGCAGGGCATTCAGCGGGGCAGTAAGCAGGCCAGTGTTAGCCCCCGTGGAAGCCATTCCGCGCCGTAACAGGGAAAGCGGCGCATTCGCCAGCCATGTCAGCGCGCTGCCGGTGCGCGTGACCGCCGTGAATACAGACGGCAGCGTTTGTACGCCAAGCATGGAAAAGCCAAACCGCAAAACCGCCAGCGGCCCCAGCACAGCCGCCACCACAACGGCTAACGTACCAAGCCCAAGCGTGATCGCAGCGGTAGCGGCTGCCACTTTCATCAGCGTGCCTGCCAGCTGCGGATTAACTTCAATCCAGCGCCGTAGCGCCCCGGTTACGCTTTTCACGTAACCCATGATATCCATCAGCGGCTGACGCAGCGTTTCGCCCAGGCTGCTGAAGGCGTTCTGCACCCCCGTTTTTACCAGCATCCACTGCGCAGAAAGGGAATCCCGGTTTATGTCGGACTCTTTCTGCATCGAGCCGTTTGCACCACTACCCGCAGTGAGCTGCAGCTGGCGGCGCAGCTCCGGCAGGTTGTTAGCCAGCTTTGCGGCATCATCGCCATATTCCTTGCCAAACAGCATTGTCATGGCGGACAGGCGCTTGTCCTGCGGCAGCTTTTCCACCTTTTCCATCACCCGCAGAATGGTGCCCATGGCATCCTTCGTCATCTGCTTTTCAAGCTCTTCAGGCCTGAGCTTCAGCATATCCATGCCATCCATAAAGCGGTCACTTTGCATGGTGGCAATGGAAAGCTCGCGCACCATAGCGTTTGCGGCGCTGGCTGCCACTTCCGGCGCTGCGCCAAGTGACAGGAACGTGGAGCCAAGCGCCGCTGCCTTACGAAAGTCCAGGCGGTCAGCCACGCCCCCCATGCGCTGCAGCACGTCGATAATGTCCGCGCCCTTTGACATGGCGTTATCGTCGAGATAGTTCAGCGCATCGCCCAGCTGCTCAATATTGCGGGTCGGCACCTTGTAGAGACTGGCGATTTTACCCAGGCCTTCGGACAGTTCATCGGCGGGCAGTTCAAAGGCGGTAGCCGCTTTGGCTGCCGTACTGGCAAAGGCCAGAAGGTCACGCTTCTGGTCTTCCCATGAATCATTCGGGTTCGCCACGTTCATACGCGCGCCACCTTCGACCAGGGCGGCATAGTCCACCGCGCCATTTTCCATGGGCAGCTGTTCGCTGGCAGCCTTGATCGCATCCTGCATTTCATAGAACCGCGCGGTGCGGTTGCCGTCATCGTCACGCAGTCCATTGACCTGCTTTGCCACGCCTTTCATGGCATCTTCCATGCTGGCATAGCTTTTCACCGCCGCCACGACCGGCGCGCCCATTGCCAGCCCTGCGGCTGAAGTCGTGGCCCCGGCCCCGGCGATGCGGTCCCGCACTTCCAGGCTCCGGGAATACCGCTCCCTGACGGCATTAACCCTGGCCTGTTGCTCACCGAGTCGTTTAAGGGATTTCTGCTGACGGTCCAGCGCCTGCCGGGTTTCGTCGGCATTCTGGCGCAGCTCGCGCTGGGCGCTGCTGAGCTTGCGGGTATCCATTCCGGCCTCGTTCAGCGCAAGGCGTTGCTTCTGCACCGACTGTCGCAGGCCGTTGTATTTGGTCTGCAGCTCCGAAACGCGGTTTCTGGCCTGCTCAAGCAGGCGGGCCTGCGCCGCCGTCGGGCGGTTTGTATCGTTAAATTGCGTAGCGAGCCGGGCCGCTTCTTCGCGGGCAGCTTTGAGGTTATTACCGGTGATTGCCAGCTGCGCGCTGGATTTACGAAAGCCCTCAACTTTACCCGCCTGAGCGTCTAACTCTTTCAGCCTGGCGCGGCTTTGTTGAATGGCGGTAGCCAGCTCTTTTGAGCTGGCCTGCGCAGAACGAAATGGGCGGGTGAGCTTATCAACCGCATTAAGAATCACCTGCAGACGCAGGTTAGTGTCACTCATCGCTGGCCCCGCTTCTCTGTATCGCTTTATGCCGCCACTCCAGCACTTCGGTCAGCGGCATAACGTCAGTGACGGACGGCGGCCAGTGAAAAATGGTGGCGATATCTGCCACCAGATCGTCAACCGTCAGACTGTCGGTAAACCGGCAAGCACCGACTTCTTCAACAAAAAAGTCACCACCTCAACGGACAGCGCGGTGAGATCGGCGGGGTCCAGCTCTGCCATTTCCTGCGCCGTCAGGGTCGGCGTGGAGATACGCGGAATGACGGTCATCATTGCGCCCACGTCCATATCCATAATGGCCTGCAGGCGGGTGCCACGCAGTGCGCCGGACTGGGGTTTGCGCAGCACAATTTCCGTGATTTCGGTTTTACCGCGCTTGATGGGAGTATCCAGCTGTACGGTCTTTTCAGTCAGCTTGTCGGTCATGTTCTCTTCCTGTTAATAGGTTACTGGCGCGGCTGCCCGCGCCGTTAAGTTAATCAGAGGCCCAGGGCGTTACGGTGCGCTTCCATCAGGTCCACACCGTCAACGATTTCAATCATGTTGACCACATCGACCTCATAGAGCACTTCACCGTTGATCGTCAGCTTCGCGTAGCTGTTGGTGCTGCTCACTTTGGTGGTGTTGCTTTCGCCGGTCTTCCACTCCCCGGAATCCAGCTCCTTGTGACGCCCGCGCACGACCAGCTCCACGGCCTGCACTTCCCCGGTGTCGTCACGCTGAATGGAGCCGGTAAAGCGCAGCTGGATGCCGTCCACCGCAGTCGCCCCCATTTGCTTGAATAACAGCAGTTCGGTGCCGCCAATTGAAAATTCCGTGTCCAGCGCGCCGTCATCCAGCCCCAGATCGATATCCACCGAGCCGGGCATACCGCCGCCGCGATACTTTTCAAACTTGCGCGTGAATTTCGGCAGGGTGACTGACTCAACGATCCCCTGCCAGTTGTTACCCGCGTTGAACAGGTTCAGGTGTTTTAACTTGCGTGGTAAAGCCATGGGGGTCCCCTTACGCGCTAACCCGGCTGGAGAAATCCAGCAGGTATTGATCGGTGATGCGCTGGCGCAGCATCAGGTTTTCAAGCGGCGGCACCGGCGTGTAGTCGTAATCGATAGTGAGCTTCCCGGCCTTCAGGGAGTCCTTATCGTTCACGGATTCATCCAGCCAGCAGTCCGCGCCGATGATGTAGCCCTGCGTCTTCAGGTTGCGCAGTTTGGCGCGGATACCTTCGATAATGTCCCGGGCAAGCGACGGGTTAAGCACGCCATCCACCGCCCACATGTGCGCTTCTGCGATGGTGTCTGCCAGAACCTGCGCCGTGCGGGTGTAGTTTTCAAAGGCAAACAGCGGATCGTCACTGAGGCAGCGGGAACCCCAGAAGCGGAAGCCATCTTTGCGGATCAGCGTGGTCACATCGTTCTGGTTCAGCAGCCCTGCATCGGTGGCCGGGTCCTGCAGATCCCAGAACACATCAGCAGAAAGGCCGGTGACGCCGTTCACGCCCACGTTGGACAGGGATTTGTGCCAGCCGGTCTGCTCGTCAATTTTGGCGCGCAGGCCGAGCGCACGGGCGGAGGCGTAAGCCGTCGCATCTGCATTCAGCACGGTGTCAAAGTTAATGAAGTCAGGCCAGATCAGCATCCCTTCGCGCTGGCTGAAGTTATCGCGGTAGGCAATGGCTTCCTCCACAGTTTTGCAACCGTAAGCGGACAGGTAGGCAAACCCGCGCAGGCTCTGCGCCACGCTGAGCAATTCAGTAGCAACCGCCTGCGTGTCATGCCCGGGCACGCCAAGTATGCGCGGCTTGACGCCGAGCTGCGACTGCGCCGAAAGCAGAGCCTTGATGCCGGTTTTTTTACCGTCAGCGGTCACGCCGCCGATAATGTTGGAGGTGGTTTCCGCTTCGGTTTCGCCCTGCGCCACGCGCACGACAACCGTCACAGGTTTTGCCTGGTCTGCAATCGCATCCAGCGAGCGGGCCAGCGTACCGGACTCGCCCGCTTTGCCGCTGGCGGTCAGTACATCAGTCAGCAGGACCGGCTTGTTGAGGGGGAACATGGCCGCATCGGCATCATCGCCGGTGCAGACCATGCCCACGATAGCGGTGCTCACCGTGGTAATGGAGCGGGTGCCGTCGTTGACTTCAACAACGCGCACGCCGTGGTGGTAATCCTGAGCCATAAGGCAGTCTCTCCGGTTACAGGGGGTCTGCTTATGTTCTGGGTGATGGGTCCGCAACGCACGTAATCGGCTATGTGTCACGGATGGCACAATAATGACTGCGCGGCTTTTGCCACAAAACCTCTTGGCCTACGCCTCCGGCAGATTTGGCCATATAATGTTGGGAGCCGTCGAAACATCGGCGGCTTTTAACGTTTTGATATAGTTCATCCAGGTTATAAGGCTGGATTTGTCTTCATCGCTGATGATTCCCAGCTGCAATTCAGTCTGCCAAAAGCTGATTTTTTCCTGTGCTTCTATCAGCAATATGGCCTTTTGCTGTTTAGCCGCTTCAACATCAGCAGTATGCTGAGCATCAGTATCTGTTACCCACTTTTCCCGGTCCCATTTATCGAATTTTGTTCCCGGAGCAATTGTGGTAAATCCCTCTTTTATGTCACCAATATAATCAACTACGCTGGCGGCCCCGTCTTCTGTTGAATAGACGGTAATGCCACGGTTATCAGCTTTCCACTGCCAGCCATCATTGCTAAAAACAGCAGCCTCGCCAGTGGATTCATCACCAGGGTCAATATCTGTTGAATTCCCCGGCATGCTTACGCCGAGGTTAATATATTCATCAGACCAGCCGGTATATTCCCCAGTATCTGGATCGTAATAAAAACAACGAATGGTCCCCGGTTCTGAGGCCAGTCCGTTTACATCGAAAAGAGGTTTCATTATTTAGCCCTTACCAAGAAGTTAAATGCAATGTTGCGCGGCCGGGTTTCCGTTGCCGAGCGAACAACACGAGAAGAGTCAAAGTTGTGATCTGTTACTGCATTACCTTGCGGTTGCAGAGCCAGAGAAACACTTTGCCCCGTATCAGCAGCATCAAACACGCCGGTACCCTGATTGTTAGAAAAATGCACTATCCCCTTGATTGCGCCAGTCATCTTCTGAACTGCATCAGTCTGGTTTGACAGCAAAGCACGTCCGGAATCAATGCCGCGTCCATCATCCCAAATACGCAGAAATTCGCCTCGTGCTTCAGGTAATACCAGACCAGGAAAAGCCAACGCCAGCTTAGGGTAAGTGGATGCGGAGAACGTCGCCCCGTTAAACCTTAAAAACACCATGTCGGCCCATTCAGGCATAACGGTGTTTGGCATTGCCGCAGAAGGCCATAAAAAGGGGACTCCTATTGCAGGAGCGCCTGCTCCTAAACCAAGGTAATTAAGAATGCCCGCAACCGACTTGCCGGACAGATCGGTTAAGGTGCTGTTGAGCGGCTGCTTGCCAGCAAGGGCATTTGTCATGGTGGTGGCGAAGTTTGGATCGTTACCCAGCGCCTCTGCCAGTTCGTTCAGCGTATCCAGTGCCGCCGGGGATGAAGCAACCAGCGCAGCAATAGCTGATTTAACAAAGGCCGTGGTGGCAATCTGCGTATTGTTCACCGTCTGCGCGGCAGTGGGCGCGGTTGGCGTTCCGGTCAGAGCAGGGTTTGCCAGCGGGGCCTTAAGCGCCAGCGCATTGTTTATCGTTGTTGCCACCGCCTGCACAAAGGCCGTGGTAGCAATCTGCGTATTGTTCGCCGTCTGCGCGGCAGTGGGCGCGGTCGGTGTTCCAGTCAGTGCCGGGCTTGCCAGCGGGGCCTTCAGCGCCAGCGCATTGTTGATGGTGGTGCTGAAAGCGGGATCGTTGTTGATTGCTGCGGCAATTTCTTTCAGCGTGTCCAGCGTGGCCGGTGCACCGTTAATCAGGGCAACCAGCGCCGCCTGTACAAAGGCTGTACTGGCAATCTGGGTTGAGTTATTTCCCGCCGGTGCGGTTGGCGTTTTCGGCGTGCCGGTCAGCGTCGGACTCTCTTTTGGCGCATACTGACTGTGAGGATCTGCAGCAGCAAGGTGCTTTGCCATCAGGTCATCCACATACACCTTAAGTTCCAGCACCTTATCATCCACGTACTTACGGGTTGCCAGCACCACGGAAGGGTCAATTTTAAGCGTGATATTATCGGTACTGCTGGTAATCAGCACCATGCGCACCGTCTGGGTACGCCCGCTCCCCTCTGCCAGCTGCGGCTTGTAACTCTCCGGGCAGTTACCGACGGCAATCAGCACGCCGGTATCGTCGAACAGCCCAACCTCACGAATCCACCAACCGCCCTCCGTTTCGGGGATCACCTGCTCAGCAATCATCTGGCTGCTGTTCTGCGGATCGATATACAGCATATTAAGGTCGGCGCGGCGCTTTTCGGCTACCAGTTTTGTCTGTTGTGCGCTGGGCGTGGGCAGCACACCGCCACCATCCCCCACCGCCATCTGGGTTATTTTCAGCGGAACACCGAGTGCGGCGGCGCTTGCCAGTTTCGCCGCGCCGATCTCCGTCAGCAGGGTATAAAATTTTGCGCTCATGGATTCACTCTCATTGTGTCAATAACATGGACCGCGCCGCCCTCGTAAGCGGTGCCGCCGGAAATAATGGTTTCGTTGATGTACGGATAAATCGTGATTTCTTCGCCGGTATAGGTAGCAGCACCTACCCACAGATCGCCGCTGGTCTGCAGGTTTATGGACATGCCCACCAGGTGACGGCTGCACGGTTTGGCATCACTAATCAGGCGCTCCAGCTCCAGATAGGTTTCTTCCGTAATGCCCTGGTCCTGCACGCCGATATCCAGGCGAAACGTACCCGGCGCCTCACCGGTCTGCCACCACTCAACGATGCGGATCAGAAAGCCGAACGGCTCCACGACACGCCGCACGGCGCTGGTTGTCCCTTTGTGCTGATGGATATAGAAAGCGTCCTGCACCACCCGGCGCTTCACGCTTTCGGTCCAGCTTTCGTCCCAGCGGTCAACGGAAAATGCCCAGGCCAGAAACGGGAGAAAAGCAACGGGACACGTTGCCGGATTCCATAAATCACGCAGCGGCACCCGCAGATCGGATATCCCGCTGCAGGTCTGCGCCAGGCGGCGCTCAAGCGGTGACGAACCGGGCGGCAGCAGGCTATTCATCCGTGCCCCCGTTGGTTACGCTCCATTCCGTACAGGACGCTGCCTGCGTCTTATCCAGCACCACATCATCCAGCGGGGATGCCAGTTCAACACGCTGGACACCCTCAACATGCAGAGCGGCATAAATCGCACTGCGCCGGATATCACGTCCCAGCCGCGTCTGGCTGGCGATGTACTTCTGCAGGCTGGCTTTAGCCTCAGCCATCACCGGCTCAGCTTCCGGGCCGGGATAAAGGAAAATCGTTGCATCAACGCGGTACGGGATAATTTCGGCGCTGCGCACCATCAGGCGATCCGCAACCGGGCGCACGCTCTCACTGTTAAGCGCCTGCTCAACCACCGCCAGCAGATCGGCCCCTGCCTTACCGTCTCCCTCACGGCTCAGCACGGTAAGCAACACCTCAGCCGGTGCCGGACTGGTTGCGCTGGCGTCCGCCACACGCCCGTCCGCACTTTTAGCATGAAACTCATATGCCGCCGTCGGACCCGCAACGGACAAACCTTCGAACGCAGCAGGAACACGCAGGCGCAGCGCCTCGTTACTTTCCATAACGGCAGCGACCGGCGGCACCGCGTCATTGTCGGCAGGCGTTACCGTCAGGCGCTTCACGTTATAGTTGGCCGCCAGCTGATCGAGATCACTGTCTATGGCATACGCCACCATGACCGCCTGCGCGGCCTCGTTGATGCGCTGGCGCAGCAGGATTTCCCGGTATGTGCTTTCCTGCAGTTGTTTGGTGATGGGTTCAGACTCCAGCTCAAGCGTACGCCGCACCGCATCCTGTTCATCTGCCGGATAAAGGGCCACAAAAGCGGCCTTACGCTCGGCAAGCAGCGCCTCAAAGTCCGGCACCTCAACAATCTGCGGTGCCGGGAGCTGTGAAAGGTCAATGACTGCCATTGTCTGCTCCTGTTGGTACTGAAAGGGAAACAGGCGCGCCGTTATTGCGCTTCCCGGTTAGCTCAACCACCATTGAGCCGTCAAAGCTGCTGCTGATAGTGATGGAATCCAGCGTAAGCCGTGGCTCCCATCGGCTCAGGGCTACATAGACCGCAGACATGATCTGCAGCCGCAGCGCCGGGTTCTGCGGCTGGTCTATCAGGGCAGAGAGCAGGGAGCCGTATTCGCGGCGGGCAATACGGCTACCCTGCGGCGTCAGCAGAATATCCCGCACCGACTGGCGCAGATGGTCCGTGTCCGTGAGTGCCTTGCCGTTGCTCTGGTTCATGCCGATATACAGCGTCATACCGGGCCTCCTGAGGTGTCGCCACCTTTCATGACTTTGATATGGGCATGGTCATCCACCACGATCCCGTTGGAACTCATCGCGCCGCCGCCCTGGGTGACGCCGCCGTTAATCACGACTTCGCTGTTTATACGGGTGCTGTCAGCTTCCACAACAAATTCACCGGTTTTGAGAGTGATGTTGTCAGCCGCCTCGATCACCATTGATTTGATACCTTTGACGTGCCAGCGCCCGGTGGCGGGTTCGTACTCAAACCAGCCTCCGTCCGGGTATTCCGTCACGCTGCCGTCCACTGAATCCGATGGCGGCGCAAACTGATTGGAGTAAATGGCGGGCAGCGCAAAAGCGGTTTCCAGATTGCCGCCCAGGCTCAGCAGTACCACCTGTTCATCCGGGGACGGACACCACCAGGTGCGACCTCCTCCGGCGCGCAGTGTCAGCCAGTTAATCCAGTTGGTTTCAAGCTCGCCCACCTTTACCCGGCACAGCCAGTTCTCCCGGTCCACTTCGGTCACGGTTCCGGTGCGGATCAGGTTGGTGATAAGGCGCATGATTTCGGTCAATTGTGCGTTCATGGGCATAGATTGCCACCAGTCACATTTTTATATTCACTTATCGATTTGTATGGTTATTAGTACAAATTCCCAATAGTATTGGTTTGAAGCGCTCGTAATTAAAAGGTCATATATGAAAGATAAAAACCAATATCAGGCACTGCTCAGAGGTAAAGTTTCTGCAGCCATAGCGCAAGCTAGAGCCGCAGCGGAAATAACACACAAAGGAGTTAAAGGAACAGTCCTTGAGATTTTATTAAGCAAACTTTTTAAACCTTTATTACCAGCAGATATTGGAGTTGGAACAGGGCAAATTATTGATGCGCACGGCAATACACCCTCACCACAAATTGATATTGTCATTTACAATAAAGCAATATTGCCACCGGTTTTAATTGATGAGAATGTAGGCCTATTTCCAATTGAGTCCGTGCTATATACAATCGAAGTTAAAACAAAATTGAATTCTAGAGAGTTAAAAACAGCCCATGCAAGTGCAAAACTAATTAATAATAATTTCAAATATCTTGATGGTAATGTTGATCAAAAGAATAAACCGATCCAACAATCAATTAATAAACCTCGCTCCATTATTTTTGCACTTAACACTGACCTTAAAGAGAATGGACTATCGGAAGCTGAACGTTATATGAAAATATATTCATCAGACTTTCCTTACCTAACTGCCATTTGTGTAGCTGGTAGAGAGTATAGCTATGAAGATAGAGAATGTTGGGTATCGATGAGAAACCCAAAAGAATTTGACGAAATTCTCAATTTGATAGCTGGCATTACCAATACTTACAGAGATGTATCTCAAAGTAGAGGCTATCCGCTTTTAGGTCATTACGTTGCAACTGATCGCTGCGGTTACAATCTTATCCCATACACAGACTTACCTAATTTAAAAGTAAAATGCAATCGATGCGGTATTACAAAAGAAGTTATCGCCATATTTAACAATAGAGAATCCAAGGTTATACATGACACTATTTCACACGATGAACCATGTGAGTGTGGAGGGAAATTAACCTCAGAGAGGGCAACCTATAAAATTAAAGGAGGGAGACTCAGAGAAATCTGCGCAAATGAACCTCTCAACTTTAAATTTTAGTCAAAAAGGTTAATAAATATCTACAACTTAATTTTCAGCCAAAACAGCAGAATATTACGGGTGGCACTTTGCAGTTCGTCATTGAACCCTAACAGATGACGCTCTGCATAACGGATTACTGACCCTTTAAGGTTCACTCGATCACGCAATCCGTAATGATGTACCCGCGCAATACGCTGCACCTGCCCGGCAAACTCAACGCTGGCAGAGTCAGCGTTGGCAGAAGTTTTTAGATATTTCGTTGTGCGGAGCTTAGCAAACATCTGCCGCTTGATACGCCCTTTTTTGGTCCGAACCGTGGCTTTTCGTGGCTCATATCCGCTACCGTCAGGATTACGCTGCAGTCGGATGTTTTGTTGCTGAGCGCGACGCAATTCCTGCGCCAGCTGGCGCATCATACGGCTGCGCTCGGCAGGCTCCAGATTTGCCAGCAACGCCGCCAGCCAGTGATCCACCCTCTGCAGATCACCCATGCTTCACCGTCCACATTTCTTCCGGTACGTCCGGTTCTGGCACCGCCTCAACGCTCGACACGCCCCCGTCGGCGCTGACCAATACGCGCTCCGTCAGCTGCAGGTTCAGGCTGATATCGCACACATCATTGCGCAGAATATCCACGTCAAAAGTGAACAGCTTTTCGCGCAGTTCAGGGTTGTTGATTGCATCCAGCTGATTGTCCGTGAGCCAAAGCAGAACGGGGGCCATCAGCAGATTCTGGTCCCCGCTGAAATCCTCGATCACCACGTTCAGCGTGTAGCGGTACTCCCATGACATGGAGCTGACCCCGGTTGCCACCAGTGAGCCGTTATCCACAAACAGGTGCAGTTTGTCCGGGTTATTGCGGACATACGGCACCGCCTTATTCAGGGCGCTGCGTAAAGACTGCGGCTTGTTCACTGTCTCGCTCCTGACACGCAATTATCGTGTCCACTTTGTCAGCACACGCCGCCCAGGCGGCCTCCGTTTCATCCAGCACCGCATTCAGATCGCCGTTACTGCGCGGCGCTGACCTTTCCAGGCGGCACTGCGTCACTCTGGGACAGCCACTCACGGTAAGCTGCACCTCCGGCGAGGGCCGGACGCTCCCGCAGCCGGATAACGTCAGCAGGCAAAGGAGTGTCAGCCCAGCGGCGCAAATCCTCATTTTCACGTTTCAGTTCCTCTATCCGGTGCTGACGGTTGCGCAGCAGCGTGGAGGTCTGCTCCGCCACCGCATAAAGCCGCATCTGCTCCCGGTTGTTGGTTTCAGTCAGAATGGACAGGCCGATCAGCTGGCTGTTTTTCTTCGTCAGTTCCTGCGTTTTGCTTTTCAGCGCCGCGCCCTGCGTCTCGATGATGTGGCTGGCATTGTTAAGCCGCCAGGCCTGCCAGCCCAGCGCCGCAAGAGTCAGCGCCACCACTGCTACTAATGCCCGCCTCATACGCCTGCGCCTTTAAGGCACCAGTCCAGCTCCCGCGCGCGGCGGTTCTCAAGCCCTTTGTTTTTCTGACCATTAACATAAATCCAGCGCGGCAGCTGATTGCACGCCTGCCACCACTGCTGGCGGTTGATGTAGGACACCATGGTGGATCGGCATATTGCGCCGGTGCCCACGTTGAAACCGATGCTTACCAGCGCATCGTAAACATGCTGCGGGGGCCTGACCTTCAGGCAGGCATCCAGCCTTTTTTCCGTCAGCAACACATTGCTGATTAACCCCTGCGCCGCCTGCCGTTCCGTAATGGTTTTACCGGGCATCACCCCGGACGTATTGCCGATCCCATCGGTCCAGACACCCGCGCTGCACTGATAAGGCTGCAGGCGGCACCCCTCGAAATCGGCTAACAGCTTCAGCCCCTCAACAGAGGTATTCAGCGACTGGAAGCCGGGCAGCGTGGCGGCGATAGCCAGCACCACCCCGACAAGACAGCGTTTAACGATTGAAGGATTCATATTCCCCCCGCGTGATTTGCCCGTCGCGCAGCAGCTGGTAGGTTTTGTGCTTGTAATACCAGTTGATAGCCAGCATCAGCACACCAATCAGCACGCCGCCAACCGTTGAAGCATCCTTAAGCGACAAATCGCCCAGCCATGCCAGCAAAACAGCGATGCAGTAAGTGATAAAGGCGCTGATTCGTTCAAGCGTCATAATTCAGTCCCATAGCTGGACGGTCTGCGCCGTGGTTGTCGACGGAATGTCCGGCAGCTCCACCTGCAGCCCGTGCGGTAAAAAAGGGCCATACTCAGCCAGCCCCGGATTTGCCTGCAGAACCTGCTCGGTGACACCCTGCGTACGCCCGTAATGACGCCAGCAAAGCGCGTCCACCGTGTCATACTGGTGCGCACGCACTTTCATCAGATAAGCTCCACCGTGCAGTGCGGTGCATCCTGCACCCGGCTGATAGCCCAGCGGGCATCACGCCACAGATCGCCGCTGGCCTCCGCCAGTTCCTCCCCTCGCTTCACCCCGGACGCCGTGGCGTCATAATCCTGGTAACGCTCATTGAGCACGGCGCGCGCCCAGCAATAGACGGCGTTAAGATAGTGCTGAATGCGCTCGCTTTTGCCGTCCAGCATTTCCGCCGGCACGTCAGCCAGATCCCGGTAGCCCAGCATCTGCTGGCGGTTGCGGAAGTCGTACAGCTCAGCGTTAACCTCTGATATTGCTGTAAGCGCAACCTGCCTCAGACGCGGCTGCGTCACCGTGCCGTCAGTGCGCATCACACTGCGAAATTCCGACAGGTCCACGTCAGGCCAGAACGGCGTATTTTTAATAACGTCCGCCTGTTCCGGTGCCTGTTCTGGCGCAATAAACTGCATGCGGCTTTCTCCTGAAATAGTGGGCGGTGGACGGGGTTTTGATGTGGCAGTGCCTTTCGCCACCCCGTGCCGCCCGTGCGCGGGGCACGTTCGTTAGCGGCTGTCACTGCGCAATCTGCGCTCCAGCTGCTGCTTTTCTTTTTTCACGCCGCAGCGGGGATCGAGCTGCAGCGCATGGGTAAGGTGATTAAGAGCTGAAGCCGGGTTGCTTTCGGTCAGTACCGCGCCGATGGCTTTGTGCAGGCGCGCCCGGGACTGGTCCGGCATATCCTGATCGGTTGTCAGGTCCAGCGCCTGCAGAAGCAGATCGGCATCAAAGCCGGTGGCGGCCAGAAGGGCGCTTTGTGCGGCGTCCGCCATTTCTTCCACCAGAACGGTCTGCACGTTGCGGTTGCCCAGCGGCATCACCCAGCCATGGCGCAGCGCATGACGCCCGATTTCCAGCGCACCGGCATAATCACCGGCGTCGATACGCCACAGCATCACGTACATCAGCACGTCATCCTGCTGCGCACCTCCGGCAGCCAGCACGCCCTCCGCCCAGGCGGCATACTTCGGCAGAAGCTCTACCTTGATTGCCGCTTTTTTCACGGTGGACTGGATACCCTTGAGGCGGCGGCGGTCTTCTGCCAGCTGCAGCAGCATCAGGTCATAGCCGGACGCATGGCGAACACTGCCGCCCTCCCGGGCGGCCTGTTCGGCCTGAATGCGCAGGCGGTGCTGCCGTGCGGGACTCAGGCTCATGCGTTACTCCCCACCTTCCGGCGCAGCTGGCGCGGTGAAATCACCGATTTCGATGTTTTCGACTAGGGCCGCGCAGCGATAATCTTCAATCACATACGCTTCGTTGACGGATTCGAAGTTTTCAATCCGGTCACGTTTCGGGTTGTCGATAACAGAACGGCGGCGGGTATCCTCCTGCCAGTAGATGGACAGGTTATCCAGACGGGTGATCAGGAGGGCATTCGCCGGGAAGAAAGGCGCGCGCACCGCCTGAAGGCCACCCATGCGTTTCTGGCTGATAATCAGATCGGCAGCGATTTTCTCGCTGTTTTCCTGCTCCTTGTTGACCAGCGGGAAATACTTGTCGGACAGCAGTTCGCGGCCACAGATAACAACCAGCTCGTCATCGTCCTGATAAACCACGTCGATCAGCTCGCTAACCGCATCCATCACCACAGCGTCCAGGTTGGCATAGTCGCCGCCCTTGCCCACCTTCACCGCGCCTGCAGTGGTGGTGCCGTCCTGGGTGGTGCTGCCCATGACGTGGTCCGGCGCGTCTTCACGGATTTTCTGCAGCCAGCCCTTATTCACGTCCTGCAGCAGCGGGTTTTCAGCGCGGTTGGAGGTTTTGGCGCGCTTCACGCCGTTGAAGCCGATCATGATGCGGTCCAGCGCCTGGCGCTTGATGATGGCGTTACGGATACGCACCTGGAAGTCCTGGAATTTCGCCCACAGGTCCAGCTTTGCGTAGGTCAGCACCGTGTCAAAGTTGGTCTGTTCGCATTTATATTCCACATCCTCCATGAGCATCGGATCGGTAGGCTCGCGCTCTTTGGTCGTGGTGTCGGTGGTTCCGGCAATGGTGGAGCCAACGCCCAGGCCAAGCAGCTGGCCGGACTGCTCCGCAACCGGCGTGATGTTAATCAGCGTCAGAAAAGCGGCGGACTGCTGGATCTGGTCTTCCAGCGTCTGCTGCACGGACGGGTCCACGGTGAACTTGCTGGAAAGCTCTTCCACTTCTACGTTGTTCAGGCGCGCCAGCTGCTGCAGGTAGGCGTTAAAGGCAAAGCGGGTATTCTTTTTCATCGGGTTTTATGCTCCATCAGCAATTGGTCAGGGTGCCTGCCGGTGCATCACCGCCCGGCGCGCGCTGGCGGTAATCTTTACGGCTGTCTTCACGGCTCAGCTGCTGCTGAAGCTCGGCAAAGGCGGACTGCTGTTCCTGCAGCGAGGATTCAAGCTCAGAAATGCGCGCGCCCTGATCGGACAGGGATTTATCGGTGCGCTCGCTCAGGTTCTGCTGCTCGGTGGCGACCAGCTCAACGGCTTTATGCACATCTGAGAAACGCGCATCATCGGTCTGCTCTTTTTTAGTGAACAAGGCGGTGACGCGGGCAAAGAGAGACGGCTTTTCGTCCTGAGTTTCTTCCAGTTCAATCAGCGTTTCTTCGGCGGCGGTAAAGAGGTTTTCAGGATTCTGTTTGCGGTTTGCCAACGGGTTTTGTGCGGCGCTGGCGCTGAAAGTCAGCATTTCGGTGCCCAGGCTCGCCGGATCGTCAGTGGCGGCCAGGCCAACAAGGTAGGCTTTGCCGGTGTCGGCAAACTTCGGGCTGACTTCCATGGAGGTGAATAGCTTCTGGCCTTTTTTGACCAGTTCAACGAGTGAACTGGTCGGCTCCACGTCGGCATAGAGCGCCATTTTCCCCTTCAGCGGGCCGTCCTGAATTTCTTCAGCTACCAGCCCGGTCACTCTGCCGTAGCGGTTAAAGGCGCTGTCCGGTGAATAGGACTTGATGTGCTCAAGATTAATCAGCGCGGTATAAACCGCCGGGTTGTAGCTGGCCGCCATCTGATCCAGCCATTCGCGCTGGATTTCGCGTCCGTCGGTGGTGGCACCTTCCACCCCGATACGGAAACGCTTTGTCTTCACTGTCATGAGCCGTGCTCCGTTAGAAAACTGTCTGGAGCCTTATGGTTGCGGGGACGGGGAAGTGAGACAACGCGCGGCGCTTGTGCCTTTCGCCATACAAAACGAAGCCGAAGAAAGAGGTCAGTCAAGGCCGTAGGCTTGTGCCATGGATATGATACTGACCCCCGCAGACCTCGATCCCCGTCGGCAGGCCATGCTGCTGTACTTTCAGGGATACCGCGTAGCCCGCATTGCTGAAATGCTGGGCGAGAAAGTTGCAACCGTTCACAGCTGGAAGAAGCGCGACAAGTGGGGCGACTATGGGCCGCTGGATCAGATGCAGCTCACCACCGCCGCGCGCTACTGCCAGCTCATTATGAAGGAGCAGAAAGAAGGGAAAGACTTCAAGGAAATTGACCTGCTGGCGCGCCAGTCAGAGCGCCACGCCCGGATCGGTAAATTTAACGATGGCGGGAACGAAGCTGACTTAAACCCTAACGTAGCCAACCGCAACAAAGGTCCGCGCCGTCAGCCTGAAAAGAACGTTTTCACCGACGAACAGATCGAGAAGCTGCAGGAAGTTTTCCACGGCTCGATGTTCGCCTACCAGCGCCACTGGTACGAGGCAGGCAACCGCCACCGTATCCGCAACCTGCTTAAATCGCGCCAGATTGGGGCAACCTTCTTTTTTGCCCGGGAGGCGCTGATTGACGCCATCACAACTGGCCGCAACCAGATTTTCCTCTCAGCCAGCAAGGCGCAGGCCCACGTCTTTAAGCAGTACATCATCGACTTTGCAAAAGAGGTTGATGTAGAGCTGAAAGGCGACCCGATGACGCTCAGCAACGGCGCATGCCTGTACTTCCTCGGCACCAACGCCCGCACGGCGCAGAGCTACCACGGCAACCTGTACCTGGATGAATATTTTTGGATACCGAAATTCCAGGAGCTGCGCAAGGTGGCGTCCGGTATGGCCATTCACAAAAAATGGCGGCAGACATATTTTTCCACCCCGTCCAGCCTGACCCACAGCGCCTATCCGTTCTGGTCCGGCGCACTGTTCAACCGGGGCCGCGTCAAAGCGGACAAGGTGGATATTGACCTGACCCACGCCAGCCTGGCCCCCGGCCTGCTCTGCCCGGACGGTCAGTACCGCCAGATCGTCACCGTAGAGGATGCGGTGCGCGGCGGCTGTAACCTGTTCGACCTGGACCAATTGCGAATGGAGTACAGCCCGGACGAATACCAGAACCTGCTGATGTGTGAATTCATTGACGATCTGGCGTCAGTGTTCCCGCTGAGCGAGCTGCAGGCCTGCATGGTAGACAGCTGGGAAGTATGGTCCGATTTTCAGGCGCTGGCGCTGCGCCCGTTTGGCTGGCGTGAAGTCTGGATCGGCTATGACCCGGCGAAAGGTACGCAAAACGGAGATAGCGCAGGCTGCGTGGTCATGGCTCCGCCAGCCGTGCCGGGCGGTAAGTTCCGCATTCTTGAGCGGCACCAGTGGCGCGGGATGGACTTCCGCGCCCAGGCTGATGCGATTAAAAAGCTGACGCAGCAGTACAACGTGACCTATATCGGCATTGACTCGACCGGCGTCGGCCACGGCGTATATGAGAACGTGAAGGCGTTCTTCCCGGCGGTCCGGGAGTTTGTCTACAACCCCAACGTCAAAAACGCCCTGGTGCTCAAGGCGTACGACATTATCAGCCACCGCCGTCTGGAGTTTGACGCCGGGCATACCGATATCGCGCAGTCATTCATGGCTATCCGGCGCGCCACCACCGCCAGCGGCAACCGCCCCACCTACGAAGCCAGCCGCAGCGAAGAAGCCAGCCACGCAGATTTGGCCTGGGCAACGATGCATGCACTGTTTAACGAACCGCTGCAAGGCGAAGCCGCCAACACCAGTAACATTGTGGAGATTTTTTGATGGGCAAGATAATTAAAAACCGCGCTGCAGCTAAACAGAGCGTTCAACAGAGCAGTGGCGTATCTGCAGAAGCATTCAGCTTTGGCGACCCGATCCCGGTACTGGACCGCCGGGAATTGCTGGATTACGTGGAATGCGTGCAGATGGACCGCTGGTATGAACCGCCGGTGAGTTTTGACGGCCTGGCCCGCACCTATCGCGCAGCGGTGCATCATAGCTCTCCGATTGCGGTGAAGCGTAATATTCTGACCAGCACCTTTATCCCTCATCCGCTGCTGAGCCAGCAGGCGTTCAGCCGGTTTGTGCAGGATTATCTGGTATTCGGTAACGCCTATCTAGAGAAGCGCACCAACCGGCTCGGCGGCATTCTGTCACTGGAGCCATCGCTGGCGAAATACACCCGGCGCGGCGTGGATCTGGATACCTACTGGTTTGTGCAGTACGGCATGACCACACACCCGTACGAGTTTACCAGAGGCAGTATCTTTCATCTGATGGAGCCGGATTTAAACCAGGAGATTTACGGGCTGCCGGAATACCTATCCGCCATTCCCTCCGCCCTGCTGAATGAGTCTGCCACACTGTTCCGCCGGAAGTATTACATCAACGGTAGTCACGCGGGATTCATCATGTACATGACCGACGCCGCGCAGAATCAAGAAGACGTGAACAACATCCGCCAGGCCATGAAAAGCGCCAAAGGGCCGGGCAACTTCCGCAACCTGTTTATGTACTCACCCAACGGAAAAAAGGACGGGATTCAGATCATTCCGCTGTCAGAGGTGGCGGCAAAGGATGAGTTTCTGAATATCAAGAATGTGAGCCGGGATGACATGATGGCAGCACACCGTGTGCCGCCTCAGATGATGGGGATTATTCCTAATAACACAGGGGGTTTTGGTGATGTAGAAAAAGCCGCAAAAATATTTTATAAAAACGAAATTATACCTTTACAGAAAAATCTTTTAGCTATGAATAGTTGGCTCGAGCAAAAAATAATTTGCTTTAAGGAATACAATTTAGACTAATAATAGCAAGGCCAATTTTGAATTGGCCTTGCTTAAAATCCATTAGAAATCAATCAAACAAACCATTAATTATTGAACATTGCTGACAACCCGAAATATCCACCGCTCTTAAGAAGTCTGTTTGGTTTATCATTACTGCGTTGCTTGAACCTGAAAATTGCAATTGTCCAAACACTCCCAACACTGATTTCTTAGCGTAATATTTTGACTGGCCTGTATATGCCTCACTACCTTCATTAAAAATGAATCTTTTGGTTCTTTCCTCTTCAAGTCGGTTACTAAGAAGGAACGTCTCAATAGAAGATTTTAGAGAGGCAACTTTATTATCAAAATGGCTTAAAAGAAGATCTTCAAGTGTACCTACATCCGTTTGAACATCATGAAAGATATACCCCCCCCATTCGACACCATCAAATGTGATAACACTACCATTCGAAAGTGCTATAGAGTCATCTAGACCAACTTCTTCATGAATTTCATTTAATCTTTCCTGTATACCGAGATCATCGGCATCAAAAAAATACAAAAATCTATAAGGAATTTGTATACTAAAATCATCATCGCCTGATAGGTCTCTGTACATTTTTATCAATTTTTTACGTTCTTTAACTCTTCCATCACCATTCAGATTATGGACAAAAACCAATCGCCCATCTTTTTCAAAACTTACTGATGGTAAGTTTGGCCCTGGTGCCTGAAAACCCAGTTTTCTGTCCGGAACCCTTACTTCAGTTAATTCAACTTCGAATCGTTTGTTAAATGGTTTAGGTAGTTGGCCGATCTTTTTGTTCTGAAGCGAAAATCCATTTACTAAAAGAACTCTACTTAGAAAAGCGACATCATGTTGCCCTTCACAGATAGCAATAATGACTTTCTCATATGATTGTTCAGTCACTGCATTATCCTCTAATATCAAGATCAACATTTTTGACTAAATAGCCAAATCGTTCGCCTTCAGCACTTTTGACTTGGACTTTCCCATCTTTTTTGCTCAGCTGAAAACCGGTGATATCTTCATTCTTATAACCATTCTCTAAAAATGCTGATATACATTCGCCAGAATGAGAGGTTAAAAACAACTGAACATTGAATCTTTCTGATAACTCTTGTGTAAACCTAGTGAATTGTAGGAGTAAGCTGTAATGTATCGCAGTTTCAAATTCATCAATAAAAAGCACTCCGTTACGGCATGCAGCAAAAGATAAAGCAATATAAAATATGCGCTGAATTCCTTCACCATACGAAGTGAGATCAAAGTTTCTATCAATATCGAATGAAGATTCCACAATGAATCGCTTTAAATCCATATCTTCGGTGAATCTAACATCCTTAATCGTTGGTTCTATTTTATTGAGAAAATCAACAACCAAGCTTATGGCGGATCTAATTTCTTCATTATTTTGTATTTCTTTAGATATTAGGTTAGCCCCTAAGCTTTTATTATAATCCTTTAATAATTCATCAATATCATAAAAATAAGGACTTTTGAAAGATGACGAACATAAATGAGACACTTGATCCGCATTTCTACGCATGCGTTCATGCATGAATGTATGAACTGTATTATTTACAGATTCTCCATCAACACTAGAATTTAGTTTGTAAGAGGCAATATAATCATCCTGCTTATCGATCGAAGCATCATCATACTTCAACATTTCAACTGATACGGTACTATTATCGAACTCTCCTTGGATGTCTATTTTATCCTGAAAAAGCGCGTTCAATAATGTAGGCGTCAAAGTAGTAATTTTATTTTTTTGCCGAATTAAATTAAAGTGCGAAGATATGTCATTTCTTTGCGTAAGAAGATAAATTGCCTCAAGCAGAGATGTTTTACCTGCATTATTAAAACCAGCAATGATATTAATCTTATTAAACTTATCAAGTTTGAATTTTTTGAAAAACTTATACTTTTCAATATAGATTGATTTAAAATGCTCTCTCACACCATATTCAAAGTTAGTAGTGAAATTACCATCCTCTATATTAATAGAGCTTTGCTTAGGTATGATTTGAATTAATTGCTCCTTAGCTTCATCAAGAAACTTGGAATCTTCATGAGCGATTAAATTCCTGTATAAATTTAAATCCTTGAGCGAGTCACCAAGCTTATTTAAAGCATTTTTATATATTTGCTGATTAACAGATCCACTTGAGACCAATCCTCTCGCAAGGCTTCGCTCATCTTCCATGACTTTTATTGCATCATAATTATTTATAAAAAGTGCCAAATCACGAATTTCTAAAGATTTAGTAATGATAGGTTCAAATTCAATATATTCCCCTTCATTTACTTCGTCCTCATCATCCCCCAAAACATCAGGCTCTACATACTCCTCAGTTTTTGATATCCAAGAAAATAATCTTTCAAGATTTGACAAATCACGTGCATAATAACCATTATCATTCCAATCGAGCCACGATTTAATAGCCGGTTTCTTTATGATTTCTTCAAAAATACCAAACATATTAGGTTCAAATTGTTCACCGTATTCGCTACTTTTATAAGAGTTAATCAAGTTATAAACTCTTAACATTGAACGCAAGCGAGTTTTAGATATACCTAAAGAATTAATAAGTTCATCTTCTTTAGCTAAATATTCATCACGGGGTTTATCTTGATATGGTTGCAAAAAATCAAACAGAAGCTTAGATTGGTTGAATGTTGACCATTTTTTGTTTCCGCTAATATGCTTCAGTCCCATTACAATTAAATGTTTTTCAACATCATCATTATCATGTATTTCAAACGGAACACTTCTAAAAATTCCGGGATCAAGCTTTCCAATATCAAACCCCTTTTCATGGGCCTCTTGAAGAGCTTTTAAAGCTGTGACGCGACGATTACCCTCCAAAACTAAATAGTTATTATCACCTAGATCCTTGACTTGAATAATGTCAACATCAAGAAATCCATTTGCTTTGAAACTTGCAATTAGATCTCTGATATTTTCCTGTCTATTTCCTTCAATAAAAACGCGCGTTCTACGTTGAATAGTAGCGTCCAATAAATCTTTATCAGACACTGGCTTATGTTGATCATTATCAACAAAACGATAATTATTAGGGTCTAAAAAAAGATTTTTTAGATTTTTGCTAATTCGGGCGCGAACTGGCTCAATATTCATACATCGCCTTAGTAAGTGCAGGTACATGGTTAGATGTATTGGATTAAACTACACTCGACAAAACTTGTCTAATACCACTTATCGCGCGCTCGTATCCCCGCCACGCCTGCCCGCTTTATGAAGTGGTTTTCATGCACGTGCATGACATAAGCAAAAGCCCGCCAGAACTGGCGGGCCTGCGTCAAAACGATCCTCAAACGATCATGCGATCTCATGCGGCACAGTCATGCACTCGCACGTTTCAGTCAGAACAACGAAAAGTTATCATCAAACTCGGTGCTTCGGGCCTCAACTTTCTCGTAATGAAGGAGATAAACCACGCCATCATGCAGCGAAATTGGTAATTCGAGTTCGAGCCAGAAAAGGTCATCATAGGTGCGGCCTAACCAGTAACCGCCGCCGCACTCTTTAGGCCGCTGAAAGAATACCCATCCTCCCGAGTGATACCTTTCAAGACGTTCCCCGCGATAAACGATCTGGTAATTGTCGTCTTTCTTTCCCATAGCTAACGCCTCGTTTCACTCGTTGTTCAACCTTCCCCCCATCAGAATGAATTCTTTCGGGGGCAACGTTCAGTGTAACCAGCTGTCGTCTTCCCAGACCTGCTGCAGAATTTCCATTACACGTTCCTTATCTTCAGCCTGTTTTACCCCGCTAAGTTCAATGCCATTGGCACTGCCTTTGCGGATTCGGATAGCTGTTTTTGGGTAGAGGGCGCGCAAGTTTCGGTAAAGCTCGGATTCAAGTGCTTCTAACAGCGCCTGGCTAATTTTCTGCTCTTTATCGATCATTATTTCAATGCGCATAGATTTTCCCCTAACTGGTAGCGTCCATTGTGCGGCTGTATTCATGATTGTGAATTTTCACCATCAGCTCGTCAGTCAGCTCAGAAACCCACTGGATAGCCAGCCGCTTTTCTTCGTCGCTGCACTCGCTTGCCGCTACCAGCTTTATGAAAAAATCAATGCGCTGAAGTTTCAATGACTCCAAAAGATAATCCTGCATTTTCCCTCCTATTACGGCCACCTACACAACATAACTGTATGTATATCCACTGTTTATATATACAGTATAGTACCGATTTCTAAATGTAAAACGCTTTTTTGGCCTTCAATAAGAAAGCCCTGATATGAGTCAAAAACAGGAAATTTTTTTGGTTGGTCAGTAATACTGCCGCCACTTGTCATCCTCACGCAGCCGCCCGTTCTGGTAAAAGATGCGTAACCCGCCCCCTGACGGAAGGCTGCCGCCGCGTACAAGTAAATTAACCTCGTATTCACTGCCATCGAACCCTCTGGACTGCAGTTCATACTCAAGCTGAAGGCGCTGCTGATCCGAAATGTTCTGTTTGTATTCCTTTTTCCGCTTCGGTTTAACGAGCCTCAGCCTTGCGGTCAGCTCACGGCGCTCTTTCCGGCCCATGCTGTGCAGGTACTCATCCAGCTCCTTGTCATTCATGGATTTAATCTCGGGTAGATCTCCGCCTTTTTGGTTCAAATTTTCAACAGGGGGACAGTTATTGCCACGAGTCCAAGGGGCGCAGGCGCCCTGGTCGGCTGTCGCCTCCTGAAGGTCAACGGCTTTACGAACCATTTTCCACTTCACTGCATGAGTGCAGATCCGGCCCTCAATGATCGGGGACCAGATGCCATAAATACGAACACCATGATCGCCGTAGGCGCCCGGCTCGTCGTTCAGCTCATAGGCAGTTCTGACAAGGTGATGTTTACGGGGAACCAGGACGCCGCCCTGCTTCATGATGTAGGTGGCAAAACAGCCAGCATCAGCTGCAGCCAGCACCGCATCCAGACGCGGGTTTTCCAGTACCGGCGCGCCTGCCTTCTTGTCACCCTGCGCCCTGGCGGCCTGACCAGCCAGCAAGCGCAGCTCGCGGTACGCCTGACGGCCAGGGATACCAAAGAAACGGAATTGCTGAACACGGTGCAGCGAAGCCCAGGCGTTTACGTTCTCAGCGTTATCGCGCAGTGATCTGCCTGTTTCTTTACTGATTTCCTGCGCCAGCCCGCGCCCGTCGATATTCTTGCTGATGTATTTGGCGATATAGCTGGTCGGTGTACCCTTTCGTGGGTTGATAAGCTCAGACTTGAAGCGCGGCCCGGTATTGTTGCCCAGCTCCTCCCGGTCCTCACGAATGGCGAATTTACGCAGCAACGCGGTGATGGATTTACGGTCTTTTTTGCGCATGAAGCACAGCAGATGCCAGTGCACGGTGCCGTCATGGTGTGGCTCGGCAACGCGGACGCCATACCAGCGCAGCCCGGCTTTGTGCATCGCCTTACGGAAGGCGGCGAACATATTCACCAGGTAATCGCTGCTCTGCCGGACCGTGGCACTGGTCCATTTCGGGTTAGGCCTGCCGTTATTGAGCGTCGCGTGAAAGCGTGACGGGCAAGTGATGGTATAGAACACGGCGCATTCGCCACGCATTTCTGCGATAAGCTCCAGCCCTTTAACACAGGCCATCATTTCATTGCGCCGGTGCGCCGGATTGCTGCTGCTGGCGTTTACCACCTCTTCCATATCCAGCGTGTCACCTTCGGCGTTAACCAGCTCATGCGAGCGGAAAAACTCCAGTGATTTGCGGCGCTGTTCGCGTTTGTGGATCACAGCTTCATAGCTGACATACGGGGACGCCTTTTTGTTAACCAGGCAAACAGCACGCAGCTGCTCCTCCCGCCATTCACACCGCATCTGCCACAGCTTGCGATACCACCAGTCCGCACAAAGCATGCGGGCCAGTGAACCCGGAATAAGCTCATACGGGACCGGGTTGCGGCGGTTCTTTTTACGGCGCAGCTGTTCAAATGCAGGCGGTATAACATCAAGGCGCATAGCTTCAGCGGCGACCCTTTCCCATGACCGGCGGATCTCTTCCGGCGTAACGTCATCATTCGTAAACAGCTCACCGCAGGCAGTATCCAGACACATGCTCATATGTGCGGCTACCAGGGTGGATAACCGTTTGACCTGCTCCTGATTCATTTCTGGCAGAACCAGCAAGCCCTCCATCCCGTCCTGGCTCGCCATAAAACGGAAGGAGGCGGAAACCTGACTGGTGCGCACTTGCTCCAGCCGTTCAAGACACGGCCTGATGGTTTCCCGCAGATAACGGGAATATGCCTTTGGTTTACCCAGGCTCTGGAAATATTTAATCCTTTCGAGCAGAGGCTTGCTGATGTGCGCCGGTTGGGCGCTCACGTCAGCAATAATGACCAGATCGGGATTGAATTGCTGCTGTTCGCGGGCCATTTTGGCGCGGCTTATCAGCTGGTCCTGCTCCATTTCTCGCTGAACAGGATCACGGGATTCATTGTAGAAATAGCGCTCCCAGACCTCATTACTCAGGGCCTCGCGGCGCAGCTGTTCCTGCTCATTATCCGCAGCATAGAGAGTAATCAGGTTTGAAAGCGCAGAAACCGGCGCTACTTCCGCCGGGTCCAGATACGGATTGACTGATTTTTTTGGGGCGTTCCATGAGAAAGGCCCGGCAGCCTCATCAAGTCTGCCGGTCACAGGTGAAAATTCAGTGGCAAGCTTACTCACCGTCACGCCCGAACCTCATGCGTCACAGTCCTGGCGCATCCGGCCGCATAATCAACGCCCATCCAAATTAACGGCTTAGAAACAGCAATAACCTCAACTGCAGATTTACTTTCACCGGCGGCGACACCCATGCTACGGGCGGCGGTGATTTTGTGCAGGGTGAAATTACGGTACAGCGAGCGGATCAGCAGCGTATCGCTGTTGGAAGCAATAACCTGATGCCCTTCTGATGACCGGCGCTCCAGAACAGAGGCCAGCCGATACTGTTCATCCTCGTTAAAGCCTGCGGTGTGATAACCGGCAAACGTGCCGTCATACGGCGGATCGCAGTAAACCACATCACCAGGCAGCAGCTGACCCAGAGTCTCTTCATAACCGGCACAGATGAACGTTGCACGCTGGGCCTTTTCAGCAAAAGTACGGATTTCTGCTTCGGGAAAATAAGGAGCTTTGTAGTTGCCGTAAGGTACGTTGAAATGTCCTGCACAGTTATAACGGCACAGCCCGCGATAACAATGGCGATTTAGAAAAAGGAAATATGCAGCCTTCCAGATTAAGTCTAAGGAATGCAAATGATTAAACTCTTCACGAATAACATAATACTGTTTAGAAAAGTTGTTGCAGACAAAGAGAGCCTTTGAGATAGCAATAAAGTGTTCTACTTCATCTTTAATTACCTGATACATATTAATCAGGTCAGCATTAATATCCGCGACAAGATAATGAGGATAGTCTGTCGCCATCATCACAGCGCATGAACCCGCGAAAGGTTCAACCAGTCGCGGGCCAGCAGGAAGGTGCTTAATCAGTTCCGGCATGATGGCGGTTTTATTTCCCGCCCATTTCAGGATAGTGCTCATAAAGCACCTCCGTTGTAGTGTTTGCCTTTCAGCTCTGCGATTTCCTGACAAGTGACGCAGCACTGCACGCCCGGAATGGCGCGGCGGCGAGCTGGCGGGATCGGTGCATCGCAATCAATGCAGAGAACACGGGAAACGCCCGGCGCTTTATTGCGGGCGGTATGGATGTGGCGTTGGCGTTCTTCTTCAACGCGCTGCTGTACGAGATCCATTGAATCGGCCATTAGTGGATCTCCTGCGCTTCGTTCTGAATTTTCACAGCCTCTTCACGAAGAAGCTCAGCCGCTTCTGCATAGTTCAGCTGGCGGGATGTAATACGGGCGGCGATCGATTCCATGCGGGCCGCCATTACATCGGCACGGCCACGGCGTTCTTCTTTGCGCGCTTCAATCAGCATCTGGTTCAGGCCAGCATCATCTGGTCCGGTTTTAGTGGTGCGGGTTTCGATATTTCGCATATTCATTACTCCTGAATTTGGGCAAAAGAATGCCCGGCGGGTTTACGCCATTAATTTCTGTTGTGGGTTAATTCGGCATGGTTAGCCGTTTGGGAAATAAGCTCACCACTGCACGAAAATGATTCATTGCTTTAACCAGTTCCCGCTTTTCGTCAGTAGTCAGATCACTAATATTGACGCCGTGACGTTCTGCCGGAATTTTTGCCATAAAGAATATGGCTGCCAGTGCCCGCTCATTTTGTTTATGGTTTATATCGCGGTGATCGCGCATATCTTTAATAAACCTTTCAAGCTCTGGCTCAATATTCAGACCAAACACATTCGCCCTTAACTCCGCTATGCGGTTCAACCCTTCCAGACGTTGACCCGGGCTTAATGGAACAGTCGCCGCAGCGCCTTCAATAGCCATGGTTTCCCCTGTTTGGTAGTGGTCAGTCCTGCCAGCAGTTCGTCCTGAGAGCGGGACGGGTGCCAGCGTTTACCATCTTTCCCGACAATCCAGCCATGTCCGCAGTGCATTGCCGGGCTTTGTTTTACTAAAAGTGATGCGAATGAAGGCTCTTTAGTCAGCATGATCACCTCAGATAATGCCGAACGAAGCGCCAAGGCCCGTAACGGTGTCCATTGCGCTAGCCATCGCCGGGTTTGCCTGCAGGCGTGCTTGCATGGAAATTGCGGCCAGCGCCATCAGTCGCGTAACTGAATTGATACTGGTGATCGCGTCACGGCGGCCGTTAGCGGTTTTCACATTTCCAGATACTGCGCCTGCAGCAACACGCCCGATCTCCGCTGTTGCACTCATTACGTAATGCGGCAGCTTCTCTTTTGCTACTTCATTCAGCGGCACGCACGGCAGGCAGTGAATTTGTGCCAGGAATCCGTCAACCAGGGTTGAGTCCTCAGTCAAATCGGTAAGCAACCAGATTTCTGGTGGTGTGAGTTGATGCGGTTGGTCCGGGTTCAGCTTGTTGCGCAGCGTCTGGATGTTCATTCCCGCGCGTTCTGCCAGCTTCGCCATGTTGTGACTCAGCGCGAAAGCCCTGCAGGCCTCGTCGAAATGTGGATGTTTGGAAATGCGATAATCAAACATGATGGAAATCCTTTTGTATCCCAAAATGGAACTATCAGGCTTGCATTGTGACTTCGCAGCCCTGAGCTGCTTCCATCGTTAACGCGAACATGTTGATTTCGATGAGGCTGTTAACTCCTGCTTTTTTCCTGATAGGCAGACGGTTTTCACGGATCATCTGGCGGGCATAGCTGGGCTTGTAACCGGTACGGCGGCAGAACTCACCCAAGGTAATGAATGGTTCAGACACCACAAGATTGATGCTAGGGCGCATTGATAATTGGCGATTCATGATGCATTATTCCTCAGTTTGGGTGCAGAACTCACTATTCAGCACTGTTTAACACTATTCATTACATCTTGAATCGAGATATTAGGATCACATAACAATCATGTCAATGCAAAACATAACGAATAAAGATGATATAGGCCTGATTCGAGATTGCATCTCACAAAACAGAGGCGGGAAAGAGGTCATAGCTCGGATACTCGAAGCCTATGGGTTTACTACAAGGATCTCGCTCTGTAAGCAGCTTGGCGTATCCCAGAGCACTATGGCTAACCGGTATGCACGCGATACTTACCCAGCTGATTGGGTAATCATCTGCCATCTCGAAACGGGAGCATCATTAATTTGGCTCAGTACAGGGGTTGGAAGCCGATTTATAGATGGCCGAGATGATCAGTCTGTTCACCTCAAGCGTATAGACATCACAAATGGGAACGCGACGAATCAAAGTGATGTGATAGTTGACGTCACGACTATTCCAGAAGGTTTAAATTCTCCCTTCATTGTGGTCTCCGATAAAACAACCTATATGGTAGATAGCTACAATGGCGAGCTTGTTGATGGGTTTTGGTTCATTGAGATTGATTCAATTGTGAGTGTTCGAGAACTTTATAGATTCCCAGGAGGACGCGTAAGAATAGAGAATGGTAAGGCCTCCTTCGAATGTTTGATAGATGATATCAAAGTGTTAGGCAAGATTATTTCAAAGACAGAACAAATACATTAGGAATGCAAATGACTTCTATTTCTGATAAAGCTCAAAAGTCTGAACAAAATGAGAAAACTTGTTTTGTTATTATGCCTATTGCTGATACACCAGGTTATGAAAGTGGGCATTTTAATAGAGTATATTCTCATTTAATAAAACCTGCATGTGATCAGGCAGGTTTTAAGCCAATCCGCGCAGACGAAGTCACTAGTTCAAACTTCATAGTTCTTGACATATTAAAGAGAATTGTAGAGTGTGACATTGCAATATGTGATCTAAGCAGCCGAAATCCTAACGTCATGTATGAGTTAGGTCTTAGACAGGCATTTAATAAGAAAACTGTTTTAATTAAAGACGATAAAACTCTTAGCCCGTTTGATGTTCAAGCCTTTCGATATTTTGAATATGATAGTTCTATGCGCATTGATAATGCACAGAATAATACATCAGTGATTTCGAAGGCTATCTCATCTACTTTCACGGCGGAAGCGAATGAGGTTAATTCAATAGTGCAGCTACTTAAAATTCAACCAGCACAAGTCGGTGAAATAACAGTATTAAGCCAAGAAAACACATTAATATTAAAAGCTATAAAAGAACTTCAGCAGAGAATCATCCCTCAAGGACTACCAACGATACCAAACATTTACGATCAAAGTCCAAACGACCAAAGATACTCTAATATAGGCGAACCTCTTCTTACCCAATTAGATTTCTACCCAGTAGGTTATCTCGTTGGCAATTACTACAAAAACACTCAAACTAAAAAAGACCTCGGATTTCTTACAGGTACAATATCTGATAAGCATAACCGCAGCTTTTTAACCTTTAAAGATGGTTCTAAGAACATAAGATTAGATATGGATGCACCTGAGTTAAGTTGGGTTGTTGAAGAGTTACCTTTTTAAATGGCCATAAAAAAACTAACCAATGGAAAGTGGCAGGCTCAAGTGTTCCCGAATGGTAGGGACGGACGGCGCATTCGTCGTCAGTTCTCCACGAAAGGGGAAGCCCTAGCATTTGAAAAGCATGTAAAAGAGCTATCGCAAGATAAACCCTGGTTAGGCGAAAGAGCAGACAAGCGGCGCGTTAGGGATTTAGTAACCGCTTGGTATAACGCGCACGGCGTAACACTTGCAGATGGTGAGAAGCGAAAAAGCGCCATGGAGTTTGCCTGCCTCGCCATGGGTGATCCGCTCGCTACTGAATTTAACGCAAAGCTTTTCTCTACTTACCGGGAACATCGGTTAAGCGGAAAAATAACGCGCTCTGATCGAGTGAAGACCGTAACCCCTCGAACAGTAAACCTTGAGCTGGCTTATTTCCGGGCTATGTTCAACGAGCTGAAACGACTTGATGACTGGACCGCGCCCAACCCTCTTGAAAACGTCAGAGAGTTTAAAATTGCTGAGGTGGAGCTGGCCTGGCTGACGGTTGAAGAGGCAACACGTTTGCTTGAAGAATGCGAGAAAAGCAAAGCGGAAGATTTAACCACCATCGTTAAGATTTGCCTGGCGACCGGCGCGCGGTGGGGAGAGGCTGAGAATTTAACAGGCAAGCAGATCAGCCCGGGCAAGATCACTTTCATTAAAACGAAAGGCAAAAAGAACCGCGCAGTACCAATAAGTGATGAACTTTATAAATTGCTTCCCGAAAAGCGAACATCAAAGCCCATATTCACTGGCTGCTATTCAGCCTTCAGGGGAGCAATCAAGCGCGCGGGGATCGAGTTGCCAGATGGGCAGCTGTCGCACGTATTAAGACATACTTTTGCCAGCCATTTTATGATGCGCGGCGGCAATATTTTGGTACTCCAGCGCATCCTGGGTCATACGGATATTAAGGTGACTATGCGCTATGCGCACTTTGCGCCCGACCATCTTACAGAGGCCGTCACGCTCAACCCTCTTAACCTGATTAGTGGCAGCAAAATGGCAGCAGAGCCAAACACTATGCAGTACTTTTCTACAATATACGAACTTCTATGTGCCTGA